CGATATGACGCAGGGCCGTGGTGATGCCACGATGAATGATCCTCGCGTTGGTGCGGCACTGGATCTCCTGCAGCAGCATACCAAGGAAGGCCCATATACTGGCGCTGTCGTCAATCAGCAAGCCAACCGGATGGCTGACCGCACGTCGGCTATGGCCGGTAACCAAGCTGAAGCGTTACGTACCCGTGCTGCCAATAGCGGCGGGAATGTGAATGACCCTAGCTATCAGGCCGCGATTAATCAGGCAGATACCGGGCGTATGCAACAGAATAATGCTGACCGTGGTGATCTGGAAACACAGGCCACATTGAACAACTACCGCGAGCAAGGTAATGCCGCTGGGCAGCTTGGCAGCATGCGCATGGGCCAGCTTGGAATGGCTAATAACCAGTATAACCAAGCTTCACAGCTGTATGCCAATCAGCAGCAGACTAGCGGTCATTCCAACGCGCTTAGCAACGGGAATCAGGGCCAGCCTCAAAAGCTCGGCTACCAGACTCCGCAGTATAACCCGCAGGATTGGTCAGCTATCATCGACGCCATCAACAACACTGGCGGAAACAGTGGGGATAATACCCCAGCGGCACCTGCACAGAATGCCCGACCAGCGCCAAGCACGCCGTGGTCAGAGAGTGCATTCACTCCGCAGGAATACGCACAGGCTGGCGGTACTCAGCAGCAATGGCAGCAGGATAGCGGACAGTCTGGAGCTAATGGCAATTCGTTTGGGAACTGGTGGAATGAGCCGTCCTCAACTGCACAAGCAGGCAATGACGCATCTGATTACACCGGACAGGCAGCTCAGAATTGGGCGGCAGATAAGGGGACTCGCAACATGACGCTCAAGCCAGTTGCTGGGACAAAGATGCCATACACCTATAATCCATCGGATATGCGATAATGCCTACGTTCACTAGCTCAGCAATGAACCCTAATGGCTCGTATGTAGCTGACGGCATGGATGCGTCAGATGCGGCTAATTTTAATTTGCAGAATCAGCGTCAACAGCAGTCTATCATGGCTCAGTTGGCCTTGGCTCAATTGCGATCTGGCGACGCACGGTATGCCGCTGAACGTAGCGATAATATGGGCATGGCCGGGATTAATGCGTTATCGAGCATAAATGGCCAGAACATTGGCCACCAGGATCGCATGGCTGAATTGCAAGCGACGGCCAACCGTGACAAGGCTCAGTTTGGCTATATGCAGGGCCGCGACACGATGGCAGATAAGCGCCATCAGCAGGAGTGGGAGTACGGCACGGATCCTACAAAGAATCCAATGCTGGCCGATCAACAGTCAATGAATAAATCTCAAACTCAGTTGGCCTTGGCTCAATTGCAGGAGTTGCAGGATCGTCAGGGGCGGGCTAAGGTGGCACAGAATAGCGGTGTTCCATATGTTGCCAAGACTGAGGCTGGTCGCACTGCGGCACAGTCACTTGGCCTATCCGGGTCCGGACTTGGAGAGCAAGCCCTGGCAGCTAAATCTGCTGATATTCCAGAGCTGCAAAACTCTGCGGATACGGCGGCACAGGGTGTTGGCGCAGATCTTGATGTCCTTGAGCGCAAGGCTGCGTCGTTCAAGCCGTGGAAGTCAATTGATTCTGGCGACATTTCCGCAGTCAAAGATAAACTTACTCAGCTTATTCAGCAATATACCGATGCAGGCATTCGGCCAGCCGATGCTAAATTGAAAGCGCAGACTCTGTTGCGCCAGCATATGCCGGAATCGCACGTTATTCTTAACGGCGAGAACCCTACCACCGCTTTGTATAGCGCACTTGGAATCCAAGGATACTAATCATGGTACTTCCGCTTATTGCCGCTGGAATTGAAGCTGCCCCCGCCATCGGTGCCGCTGCATTGAAGTGGGGCCCGGCACTCTTGGGAGCAATCCCGCTGGTGCAGGACATTTTTAAGGGTGGCGCAGATCCTGAAAAGATCGCCAAAGTAAAACAGATGCGTGATGACCGCGCCGAACAGCTGATTGCCGCGACTCCTGGCGTTGATCGGAACAAGGCCATCGCACAGGCTAATCAAGAGTTTCAGGAGATGATCTCTAGCGCAGAGAATGAAGGCAAGGCGAGTGGCGGTGAAATCGCCGCTGATGTCGCTGGCGTAGCTGGTGATCTCGCGCTTGGTCATTTCGCAGCTAAAGGGCTCAAGGCTGGCAAGAAAACGAACGCCAATTCCCCAACCACAGGCGGACCAAATACTGCATCAGAAGGCATAAACGGTGTCGATACCGCAGCCAAGCCAATGCAGAATGCAATGGCTAAAGCTCCTGATGAGCCAGAGATGGTGCATAATGCAGTGGAAGAACGAGCAGAGATGCCTGCCGGACTTCCTGAAATGATGATGCAGGCTCGCATGAAGCAATCTGCCATGGACCCCCGAGTGATGGCAAACTCTAAGTACGCTGCTACTTATCAGTAACCGTGCTTAGTCCATATCAGTCATCCGGTGCCCTGCCGAGTTTTTTGTCGTGGATGTCCGAGCCCGGAGAAGTAGTCAGAAATTACTTAGCTGGCCGCAAGGAATCCGCTGGCAATAACGCGCTGGACTTCCTTTTAGGCCCGGCGCATATGGTATTGCCGGAATCGGTACTACCGCATTTTGCCGGACCTGATGATAAGCTCAGCGGCGGTGAACTCGTCGGCCTACATGAGCCAGGCTGGGGCAAGACGCTTGCTGATATCGGCATTGGAACCGTAACCGATCCGCTTTCACTGCTGACGTTCGGTAAGGGCAAGGGTATTGGCGTACTTGGTAAAACCATTGCTGGGGCAGGAAAGACGCTGGACCCGCTGACTGTTAGCATGGACGCGGCAAAGGGGCTAGGAAATAAGGGAATCGACCTTGCTGACCAGCTCCTAGGCAAGTCTGCGCATAGCACTGTAGCCACTACGCCAGTGCGCGACTACGCTACGAAGCTAGGCGCTGGATTCCGTTCAGCTACTGGCTGGCAGGATATTCTTCCTGAAGCTGAAGCAGCCATGGATGCGGCGCGTGGAACTGGGCATATCGCTTCCAGCTCTGGTACGTCTGAGGTTGCTCGCATGTTCCAGGGCGTTAACCCCGCTGAGGAGGTCGCGCTTGGCCAGTACCTACATCAGATCCATATTGATCCGGCATTAGGCGCACAGGTATTGCCAGCCGACAAGATTCTACGCATGCAGGAATTGCAGAAGTTGCATCCAGATATGCGACCTGCTGTAATGGATCGGGCATTGGGGGATATGGATGCGTTGAGTAAAACGCAGACTAAGAACGCCATGGGGATCGGGGCCATTGCACCGGGGCCAATCACCCCGGTTGTCGATCAATACCTTGCCCGTCAACACACGCTGCCCATGGAGTGGAAGGAAGGCTCGGCTAAGACTTCTAGTCAGTCCAGCTTTGAGAAGGCGCGTACACTAAAAACTCCGCAAGAACTTGTCGATTTCATCAACGACACGCCGGGTGCACAGACAGAACTGAATGCCCGTAAATTGATGATGGATCGTGCCGCTGGTCAGGGACGATTGATCGAGCGTGCCGCGCTTAAAAATAGTGTTATCCAAAAGTATCCACAGGGCTTGGCTACCGCTACCGAAAAAGCCAATGCCGCCGCGCAAGCTAAGGCCTTGGCCAATGGGACGGCTGTAGGAAAGGTTGACGTTAGCGATACCGCAATCATGGACGAGACTCTCAAGCACATCGCTGAAGTAAGCCCCGATACGGCATCCCGCCTACACACGGCCCTCTACGGGATGGAAGCGCGTGGCAATGTAACCCAATTGTTGGCGACGGTTAATAGCCACGTTAAGCCGATTATGGTTAGCGGTGCCGTCATTCCAAAGGTTGGATCAATTCTTCGTAACCGTTTTGGTATGCCGATGCAGGCTATCGCAGAAGAAGGAGCTAACCTTGGCGACATAGCTAAACTGGCCAACCCCGCAACGATGGTGAACGACGTTCTCCATGGTCTTGATGACGCCTATGCCCACGTATGGGGGAAGAAGTTCCTACCTACTGACAAGCTATCCGCACAGATTGGGAAGATTGAAGACGCATTAAAAAATAGTAAGGGAGATATGGATGCGGTTAACGCTGCCCTTGCCAATGACCCAACGCTTTTAGAAGCGGTCAACCACGGCGTGCTTGACGGGTACGTGAATAGCGAACAGCTTCTCAAGAAGTCCGGTGCATCTGGCATGAAGAAGATGGTGACTGACATTTATAACGCGCCATCTGAGGCGTTCCAGGTCGTAGAGCAACGTGGCCGATTAAGCTACTACCTCAACCTGCGTGCACGTGGCGTAGCTGCGGCCAAAGCGGCTAAGGACTCAGCGGAGGCGTTCTATCGCTATCCTGTTACCTCAGAGGGAAACCGTACCCTGCGGGATGTTATTCCATTCGCACAATTCATGCTGAAAGCGATTCCACAACAAGCTAAGTTCCTGAGTCGTGTCCCTGCTGCCGCTATTGCACTAAATCCACTGTTTGCAAATGATCCTGACCATCCGGTGAACCCGTATATGCAGGACCAATCCCGTATCGCCATCGGAAAAAACGAGGACGGGGCGTACGGGTATCTCACCGGCTTTGGATTGCCAGTTGAGGCGTTGAACTCGATCCCAATGTCTGGACAGGACATTAGCCGTAAGATTGTTGGCGCGACTCAGCCGCTCTTGAAGACGGGCATTTCTGCAATTACAGGAATCGACCCATATTTCCAAACGCCATTTGGAACTTACGACAAGGCTCCATTGACTGGCGAACATTCGACATTTGGCAAGTATTACAACATGTCAGCTGGCACTGGTTTGATTGAGCCAATTGCTGGACCATTACGCATGCTCCAGACTGCGATCAATCCGAAGCACGGAATTGGCACACGCGCCGTCGATCTCTTTTCAGGTGCCCACATCTCGGACGTTGACGAAGACTTGGCAAATCGCCAGATCATCGACAACGCCCTCAAGGGAAACTCTGCTGTAGTCAAGTACTCGACTTACTATCAGCCGAACGGCCAGCACGATCCCGAGGTTGACGCCCTGATCCACGGATTAGCAGATGCCAAGGCGCGGATCAAGGCGAAACAGGCTGCGGCGGCTACTTTGTAACGACTTGAACGGTCTCGACCGTCTTAGTCGTCACCCGCTTATTCCGCGTGCAGGTATATTCGGCGTCATCCCAAGTAAATTCTTGATCATGCGCCTTGTTTCGCCATGCAAGTGCCGTTGCTGCATCAGCGGCATATACCAGACGGCTATGGTTTTCCTGTTTCGGAACCTCGTGATAGATATTTCTATCTTCGCCCTTAAGAATGTAATACGTTTCGATCATGATAACTCCTTGGTTGTTAGGTTATTAGCCTTGTTGGTAATGTTGAACTGGCATCATCCACAGAATCTCGGTCCCGCGGGCTGCGCCGAGCACATTCTCCCGACAAACGCCGCGTATCTCAGCACACGCGCATTTGGTTGCCTGATGCGATGCGCCAGCGATGGCAGCCAGCTCACCGGTAGTCATTGCCCCATTCTTGCGCAATAGGGCAAGGCAATGGTCGGATAAATTACGCCTACGTGCATCTGTTTTGTCCTTTAATCGCTGCTGCGTAACGGTGCTCTTACGCGTCAGCGCCTTACCTGTAGCGGCAAATCGAAAAGGGCAATAATCTTTTGAGGTTATATGCTTTATTGGCTTCTCTGCACATTGCTTGATAATCTTTGCTGCCGCTTCTCGATCTTCGTTTGCGTAAGCGCCAAGGATCAAATGCGGGCGTAGATGGGATCTCATGGTACGGCTTCAAGCTCCCAGATATAAGTCAGCCATGAACGGCGGCTGATTTGAATCATCGTACCCGGCAGACGCCGGCCCCTGATCGCTGTGGTTGGATGCAGAATCGCGAACAATCCTCATAGTGAAAAGTTCTTTCCCATTGCACGATGGCGTGACTTCTCCATTACCGTCAAAATTGAAATTTATGCAAGTTAATGATTTAGAAAAATCGAATCCATCAGGCATAGTTGATTTGAGTAAAATCAAGGAGAGATATGTCCCCCTCAAATCAGAAAGAAACTCCTCGAAGTTTTCCTCTGGTATTTTTATTATGTCAGAAATATGTTTAATTTTAATCATAATAACTCCCTGGTTAATTTAATTAAACGACCCGCAGCACCTAACAAGCAGGTACACGCGGACCGCGAAACGACGGCTTATTGTTCATTTGATATTTTTCTTTGCTGCAAGTGATGGCTCGGGGTTAGGCTGCAAATCTTCGAGAATCACAACCGGAATCCCCGCATCATTCAAACGCTTTACACACTCCCGAATGGCCTTATTCCATCCGTTGTCTTCCCAATCTGGCATCGTCCAGTCACAGAAATGCGTATGCTTTGGCGTTTGGCGTAATGGTAAATTAATGGCGGGAATTGGCGGTTTCCCTGGCAGATAAAGATGGGAGGCGATTCGGTGGACGCTCATTTTTTCTTTCCGTAGGTTGGAGATTTGATTTTGTAGCCGCATCCGGTGATCCGGGATGAGACGGTCTTAACGCTGACCTGGCAGGCGTCTGCGATTTCTTTCAGCGTGGCCTTGGCGAGGGTTCGCACTGCGTGCATTTGGTCGCCGTTGGTGGTCGGGGTGAGGAGGTAGAGTTGACGGAGGGTGGTCATGCGACGCTCTCTTCCTGCTTTGCGATCCTAGCCCGTTTGGCAGACCCTCGGGCATCGGCGGCGGTCCTGGCATGCTTCGCATACTGAACGTCGATTCCTTGGGCCTTGGCGGTGGCAAGGATTCGAGGCAGGACTTCCATGGCCTCCTCGGCGTCCTCGCATTCAGCCAGCCCCATCAGGAGGTCGCCCCACTCGATGACGGCTTGCTCGGAGGCCGACAGGCCATGGCGTCGCAGTTCCTTGGCGAGCCGTTCGCGATTCTTCAATTTTGAATCAGTGGGGGGTGGGGTTGGGCCTTCGATGGCCCCCCGTCCCCCGTCCTTCGTCATATGTCCTTCGTCAGGCGATTCAGGAACGGTTCCAGAAACGGTTCTAAAAACCGTTTTAGGATCTGGATAGAAATTCTTGCCTAAAAGCCTGTTTTTTGCGTCCTGATCACGCTCTATCTTGCTGATGGCCTGATGTGCTGTGAAGCGGGGGATGAACCCGTATCGCTTCCCGTCCGCCTCGAAGCGGGACACCCTGCCAAGGACAACTAGAGCATCCATCCACTTCACCACGGTCCCGGAGTCGATTCCATCGTCGTGTGGGAATATCGCAGCAGTGATCACCTTGATGTTCCACTCGAATACCCCATTGAGGTCGCATCGGGTCCATAGACCTATGTAGAGCAAGCGCCCTCCAAGGGTTAACTCGGCGGTCTTCTCATCCTCAAAGAAACGAGGTCCGATGTTACGGATGCGAGCCATTACTTCTTGCCCATGCTCGCGGTTACTTTCTCAACCTCAGCGTCCCATCTAGTGAAAGCCTCACGCATTTGGTACATGGTCCGCGCAACTGACTTACATTCGCCAATGATATACAATACATTCACGTCAAATTTAACTAATGAGCTATCACACCACTTGGTGATTAAGCGAGCGCATTCGCCGTAGTATTGTGGGTGCCTGTTCAGCCGATAGGTTGCCGACGACAATTCCTTAAGACATGTATGCAGCTTAGGATTTTCCTGCTCAACCTTACGCCATCTAAGAATGGCGGGGATTTTACCCCATGCCTCATCTTTAACGTACTGGTTGTACGCGGCAGTGATCGAGTGCATGACCTCAGAAAGACCATATTGCTTGATTAGCTTTCTGGCATGTGCGCGACACTCATCTGTGCTGACGCTCACGTTAGCAAGTTTATTTAGAAGAGCATTGATCGCATCAATCTCCGGCTCACAACATTCAAGCCCAATATGCCAATCGGCGAGCATTTGGATCTGTTGACGGCGCTCTTGAAGGGAATCAGCCTGCGCCCTGGAAGCCGAAACGGCAGACGCGTCATCCAGTAGCCGGTCAGACTTGCCGCTATTGCAGCCACGGCAGCTAGTGACGAGATTCAATAGCCCATTATTCCCACCATCGGCAACCGGCTTAATATGATCCACATTCAAGACCACATCAGGAGCCTTTGCGCCGCAATATTGGCACATGAACTTATCGCGCTTAAATACCTCAAACCGAGTCTTGTCACTAAGTCCGATACGTTTGATTTTAAGACACTTTGTCATGGCTTCACTGACCCAATCGCAGCAACTAAAGCCGACCTAAGTCTAGCGCATTCCCGGCGTCTAAGGCTGTCAGTCAGAGTTATAAGCCATCCCGTTAACGTGTGATAACTTTTTGCCGCCCGTTCCACCATTTCATCGGTCACCGGCACATCTACCAGCCCAGGCACCAGTTCAACAACGGTATCAATCGCCTGACCAAGCAGCATCGGCGAAACATCCCGCGCTGGCATGGAAGAATCATCCTCGCCGCGTCGCCACTTATTGTGATCCGCAAGTATTTGCACCGCTTCGAGAAGGCGTTGTTTATTGGTGGGGTCAGTCATGGTGTAATCTTTCAAGAATTAGGCGGAGAACCGTTCGGATATCACCGAGATGGCGGAGCGTCCATATGGCGCGCGCGGCTTGTCTGAGGTCGTTATTGTCGGTCGGGCGCATGTTCTTTCACAAACACAACTGCCTCGCCGCCCTTAACGATTCCATGCCGCTGAATATACAGCTCGTCGATTTGGGAATCGTCTTCCCATAACTTTGCTTTTGTCAGCGAGTCGAGGAGCGCCTTGCAATAGTTATCAATATCTCGGCGGCGTTTATCCGGCATCCGCAGGGTGATCGTCACCGACAATCTGCCGAGCATCGCCTTGCGCTTTGGCTCGCAGGCCAGCACGGCGAACATGACATCATTTTGATATTTCCGACCGGCCGCGCTGACCAAAGTCCGAGGCGTCCCCCGCAGCACGATGTGCCGGTGATAGGCGTTGATTGATGGCGGGAACGGCAGGCGCAGGAATGCTGTGTTCGATATTTCAGTTGTGCCGCTCATAGCGCCACCTGCCGTCCTGCGTCAGTCAGCACCCACACGCCTGCGGCGCATCCGCTGCGGGTCGCGCGCCGGAAAGTCCCAGGCATCACTAGCCCGTCATCTACCAGTGACCCCCGGCGAGGCCGTTCGGCATTTTGGTTCATGTCGCAATAAGTCTGGATTTCCTCATCGCAAAGCGGCCCGCACGTTTTCAGCGCCGCGAGTATCTTGGCCCGATCTTCGGCGACCTTGTGACCGCGCTGGTGCTTGGCTGCGGCGAGCGAGGTCGGAGCCGAATGGGAAAGGACGCCGGGGGGCAGGGAGACGTGGATCATGCGACATCCAATGCGTTGAGATAAAGCTGTTCGATAGCAGCGGGGACGGGAAGGGCTTGGCTGGACCAATAGGAACGGACTGCTGCAAATCGGGCAGAAATGGCGTCTAATGGAAGCGATACTGCGCGCTCCACGAGGAGCTGATGTCCTGCCTGACGTACATCTGAGGCTTCCTGAGCGCGTCGGATTGCACGAAATGGAAAAGAGATGCGCGCGCGCATGTTAAATTAAATCCAAGCCGAGGGCGCGCTGGATTGCGTAGCGCGAAGATTTCCACCTCGGCCAGTGCCCACTCCGTTCGATTCGACTTATCGTGAAAACGCTTAAATTAGACTTGTTTGCCAGTGCTTCTTGAGTCATGGCTGCGGCCAGCCTTAGCTCTTTTACGGAAGGTTCTTTTTTCTTCATGTAAGGTACTTAACTAGATAAGTTACCTAGTCAAGTGCCAGCCTGATTCATATCCCAAAAAATGATTTCAAAAAAATATTGGGGGGTCATGATTTCAGTATACCACAGGAAAATTGACTTGTTAAGTGTGGGGTTGACTTGCTAAGTTAACTAGCTAAGTTCCTAGCATACCCCGCCCAGGACACCCGCATGACTCCCTCCCAAACTGCCCGCGAAAACCTAACCGACTACCTCGGCCAGATCGAAAGCTGGGTGGTCATGCCGATCCAGACCGACTTCAACTTCCTAGTCGGAAGCCGCTGGTGGCGCGCGGCGCTGGTCAACCGCTGCGATAATCGCGAAGTGGGATCCGGGATGTGGACGCAAAAACTCACGGTCGCGGCCAGTGACCTGGAAGAGCTGCTGACCGAACGGGAAAGGGCGCTGGAGAAAGAGGCCGAAGAAAAATTGGAAGCCGAACTGGCGGAGACGGCATCATGACCCTTTCCAAACTCAGCGACACTATGGCGCTCGAAATCTGCGCCGGTCGTCCCAAGAAAATCGACATCCCGGACGCCGAGGCCAATTACTGGCTCGGCGAGGCATCGCGTCCAGGGATCAACCACGATGTTACCCAGGACATCGCGACGATCCACGGCGACCGCCTCAGCGCAGCCCGCGGTGTCGCCACCGCAATAGCCGCCGGCATGGGAGGGCTGTCGATCCTCCTCGCCGGGATGGTCATTGGGCACCTGCTGTTGCTGCCCGATGCGACGATCTGGCCGATGGCGGTCGCGTCCCTGCTAACCGGCGTCGGGTCGGTCGCGGTGCTGGCTGGCGTGCTGCGACACTGATTTCTGCGCCCGGCGACCAAGGACCGCTTGGCGAAACCATCATCCCTATTCGGGGGGGTCCTTCTGCGGAGCGCGGCGCAGTAAACCGAATCGCGCTTTTTTCTCACCGGACACAAGGAGTCCAAACATGAACGAACTTACCATCACCCCGGACCGGTCCGCCGGTACTATCGCCTTCACCAACGAACAGCGCGACTTGATAAAGCGTACGATTTGTAAGGGAGCTACCGACGATGAGCTATCACTCTTCGTCGCCCAATGCCAACGCACCGGGCTGGATCCATTCGCCAAGCAAGTCTACGCCGTCAAACGGTGGGACAAGAAGGCCAACCGCGAGGTAATGTCCATTCAAACCGGAATAGATGGCTTCCGACTGGTTGCTCAGCGATCAAATCAATATGCTGGGCAGATTGGACCCCATTGGTGCGGCCAAGACGGCATCTGGCGCGATGTCTGGCTATCCAATGATCCGCCGGCTGCTGCCCGTGTCGGAGTGCTACGGACGACCTTTTCCGAGCCGCTTTTCGCCGTCGCGCGCTGGGCGAGCTATGTGCAGACCGACCGCGAAGGCAACGCTTCCCGTTTCTGGTCGCAGATGCCCGACCTGATGCTTGCGAAAGTGGCCGAGGCGCTGGCGCTTCGAAAGGCATTTCCGCAAGAGTTGTCGGGCCTCTATACGAGCGAGGAAATGGCTCAGGCCGACAATGAATCTGCGCCGGAAGAAGCCGCTCCGGTGGTTCGCCGGGCCATCGCCCATGAGGTCAAGGCCCAGCTAGTGAAGCCTCAGCCAGAGATCCGGCAAGGAAATCCGGTTGCCTCGGCATGGAGCGCCGACCAAAGATCAGAGGCCGCAAAGATCGCCGCCGACATCGAGGCCGCAGGTGGTGGCACCGATCTGGCCAAGATCCGCGCCGAAGCCAAGGGCGTGCCTCCGAGCGAGGTGATCGACGCAATGCACGCGCTGCTGATGCGTTGCTCGCAGGTAGTGCTTGAAGGGGTGGAAGAATGAACGCCATCACCATCCACAATTCGCTCCCCGCCGTCCTGGTCGCCATCTCCGGCGATGCCCTGGCACAGATCGCCGCGCTGGAAGCCCAGGCGGCAGGCATGACCGCGGTGGCCACCTTGGACGACTACAAGGCCGCTGATGAAGTCTTGGCCCAGGCGGTGCGCGTGCTGAAGGATCTGGAGGCCGAGAGGAAACGCATCAAGGCGCCGATCCTGGACCTCGGGCGGCAGATCGACGATGCCGCCAGTGAGGCAGTCACCGGCCTGACCGTGGTCAAGGCGCGGCTCGGCAGCCTGCTGTTGGCGTTCCAGCAAGCCGAGAACCGCCGCCGCGAGGAAGAGCGGCAACGCTTGGCGGAAGCGGCCCGCCTAGCTGAGGCCGAGAATGCCAGGATCGCCGCTCTGAATCGAGATGAAATGGCCCGCGTGGCCGCGCTCACCGAGGCGGTCGCCCCATGGGACGAGGTAGAGGTAGCTCCTCCGGCCATCATCCCGACGGTCGAGATCACCGGCCACTATGAGCGGCAGATGGCCGCAGCGCCGCTGAAATCGTCCGCGGTGGTCGCGAAGACCATCAAGCGGATTGAAATCACGGACGCGTCACTCGTACCGCGCGAATTCGGCGGTGTGCCCTTGTGGGAAATCAATATCAAGGCTGTGGAAAAACTGGCCAAAGCCGGGGCACAGATCCCCGGCGTTACCATCACTGAAGTTCAAATCACAGCAAGCAAAGGCTAATCCAATGACCATCCTCAAGCTAAATTACGCAGGCCGCATCCACAAGGCCGAACACAAAACTGCAGGCGACAAGCAAATCTGCGAAGTCAGCATCTGCAAAAAAGTC